ACCTTGACTAGATAAATCTTGTATCAAAGTGGCTTTATAAGATTTTAAAGCATTTTTTATATAAATCAAACAAACCTTGTAAATCATGTCTCTATAGGCTCTAGCTTGTTCTTGTATATATGGATCTTGACTTTCACTGTTACTTACTATTTTTTCAACAAGCCTTTCTGCCCAGAACTCTGGTGGATGACCACCATACTGGGTTGTAGCAATTTCTACCATACCTAATTGTGGCAATCCATCGGGTGTAATTTTAACTACCATTCTTTTGGTTCTTGTAAATGTGAGTCATATCTATCTGCTAATTTATATTTAGGTTCATCTTTATTTGTATTTGTATTGCTTTTTTTAGTAGCACAAAGAGAACCATTTTGATCTACTGAAACAACTAAAGGATCTTTTAATCTATGATACCCATATAGCTTTTCATCAAGAGGAACACAAGTATCTAATAAACCACTAGAAGATGCTACTTCAACTTGAATGCCAGCATTCATACATTTGCCTAACCAAAACTCTACAGAAGCTCTACCAGATTCTGCAAAATGTAAGTTACCTTTGTAAGTAAAATCAATGCCAAACATTTTTATAGTTCCTACCTTATTCCACAAAGCAAAAGCTACTGCGTATGCAACTGTGTTGTTTAAGTAATAACAATCAGTATCCTTTAAAACTTCGTGTATTGGGTATTCTACTAATCCTGGTGCACGATCATCTAACTCGCACGTATATATAGGCCCTTTATGATTTTTTAAAACCTCTAGCATTCCATGTGTTTGATTGCCTGCATTGTCAGTATCAAAGAATCTACTTGCAGGATCCATCATAAATACTCGATCATGGTATATAACAGAAGCAACAGCGTTTATCACCCATACTTCGTCAAAGTGAACTCCATGTGATTTTGCTACACAGTAATCAAACCAACTCTTGCCAAGACCGACAATAGCTATAGTTTTACCTTTTAGATTTTCTACTCTCTCCATCTTCTCTCTCCTTAAGTGGTGGCGTTTCTAATAGAATCGTAACGATATTCGTCTTTTCTTCCTCTAGCCTCCGCTTTGTTTTTTAGTCTTGCAGTTTCTTGTTGAAATCTATTTTCATATAAAGCTAAAAGATCAGTATCGCCTTTCATAAAAGTATATGCTTCATATAAACATCCATATAACAATGCGTTTCTAGCATTTTGTGATAACCATGTTCCTGTTGTATCAGTCACTAGACTATTAGGTTTGTATAAGTAATGTAACTCTACTGAATAATCTGCATCTGGTATTGGTGCTACAATTAATGTAGATCCATTATTTGAAGCAGTAGATAGTTCTTTATCAAAATCTCCATAATATTTTGGCAATCCTCTTAATGATGTGTCTGTAGGATCAGGAGTATATTCTCTCATAAAGCTTGCATGTTTTTTTTCTAAGTAATGATAATCACCACTAGCGTCTATAACAGCTAGTGAAAAACTTAAATTAAAATCTGTGGGTGCTGTTAAATATGTATTTCCAGTTGTTAAAGTACCTGTTACATTTTTTCTAAAAAAATCAAACTGTATTAATTCAAATAATCTTTCTTCTGTATTCTTGATCATATCGTCAAGAGTAGCTACAAAAGTAGTCTCTTCGTTTTGTACGTAATTTTTAATTAATGTTTTTAACTCTGATAATGTCATACTGTTATTGTAACCTCGCCAAGAGAACCTGTCATTTCATATCCTAATATCTTAGATCCTATAGGATCAGATGTCATTGAAGAATTAGAATTACCATCATTTGTGTAAACAGCTCCATCTCCTAATTCTACATCATTATTAGGTCTAGGTTTATATAAAGCTTCTGCATCTGATACGTGTGGTAATGGCTCAAGCTGTGGATGTTTAGGTTCAAAACAATCTCTACATGTTTTTAAACCGTTCCATTCTTCTCTTAGTTGTGACAGCTTGTATTCAAATCCACATCTATCGCAAAGAGCTCTTGCAAATTTACCAGCTGCGTAAGCCATTTTAGTATCCGTGTCTTAAGTATGGTGCAATTCTAAATGAAGCACTATCTTCGTCTTGAGATAGAGCTCTTTCAAATTCATCTTCATACATTTGCTTTAACATAACAACTCTTTCTGGTGCTTTCTTAATAGCTATGTAATAAGCAAGACCAGCAGCGAAGCAAGGAAAAAACCTAAAAGGCATATCCATTGTATTTGTGGCGGTGTCGGCATCATCCATTCTCACTAGTTTATTAAAGACTAATACATCTGTACTATTCTCTGGCGTAGGCCATATATTTAAAACAGGACTTACTTGTTTATCAAGAAAGAACTGAGTAGGTCTAGCTTCAGTAGACTTGGTTGGAATATTTAGATATTCACTTCTGCTGATCTTAGACATTTGTAAATCAAGGTTAGTTCCATCAGTATCTCTTCTAATGGAGCAATCTAATATATCAATAACATTAGAGTTTAAAGTATATTGGTTAGTGCCTTTAGTAACTGTTTGAGTTGTCTGTTCTATAGTCCATTGATTAAGACCACGGTTAGCCCATTCAGCTAACATAAGATTAATAGATCTTTTTGCTGTTTTTAGATCATAACCAGTACGAAGTTCTAATCCACATCTTTCAAATGCTTCTTCTATAAACTCAGTTACATCTGGCTCAAAGTTTGTACTACTTGATGTTGTCATTTAATCTTCCTCTGGAGCATATAAATTATTAAATGTTATGTTCGGATCCATATAACTCTCATGTTGTTCTGCTGAATGCGTCCATTGAGAAGGCATAAAGTCTGGTGCTCCTTCTCCAACACGCCATAAAGCAGGGTTCGTAGCTCTTACTCTGTTATTAGGTAAAGCTACAAAGTTACCAGTATACTCACCAGCGTCTGTTAAATATAACACATGTGATTGCTTATGTTGAGCAGAATCATCAGCTATTGAATTTTCTGTGTAGTCTACTGTAAATAAATATTTTCCTGTATAGAAGTCTCCACCTATTTTACATATCCAAGGAGATGAACTAACCCTATCTAAAACTACAACAGAATGATCATGGCTAAGACAATCCCATGGTTGAGCTAAATGATCTTCCATAGGAGAAGGCCATTCTTGTAATGGTATATCTGCTACTAAAGCTTGAATAGGCATTCTTGCCCACATAGCACCGCCATGAACATTAGGTGCATCTTCTTCGTTATCTATTTCGCAACCTGTAAAGACTACTTGAAACGATAAGGATCTATCTGGAATGGTATTAACAGCTATAACAAGAGCATGTAAATACTCTCCGTGATAATTACTATGGTTGGCTGTAAACTCTTTTCTCACCCAGCATTTAAACTGCGGGATGTTTGAAATTAAATATGACAAAACACTCTCTCCTTTGTTTTTGTAAAAAATTTATTATACTTTTCCGCCTTTAGACATGTACTTAGTACCCTTCATAGCTCCACCTTTTGCCATATATTTAGTGCCTTTCATTGCTCCGCCCTTAGACATGTACTTAGTACCTTTAGAAGCTGATCCGCCTTTGGACATATACTTAGTGCCTTTAACCATACCACCATTAGCATAGCCTTTGGTTTTTTTAAACATAATTTACTCCTATGAATATTTAGTTTTTTTTCTTCTATTGTTCATTACTTTACCACAACCTCTTGCAATCTTTCTAACCTCTCCGCCATTCTTAAAAGATACTTTAGCTTTCTTTGTGTTAGCAACAACAGTTTTTCCTCTAGCTCCAGCTGCTTTCTTTTTTCTAGCAGTTTTTGCTCTTTCTGATTTACTTAAACTTTGTGCTTTTGCTCTTGGTAAACAACGATCTGGATTTTTTTTATTTTCGCTTGTACCACATTTACCTTTAATAGATCCATCTGTGCCTATACGAACCCAGTCTTGATTAACCCATTCTTTTAATTTGCCCATTAAAATCTTTGCCTGTCTTGTCTAGCCTGTCTGCCTCCACCTACAAGTCCGCCATCTTTCATTTTCTTTGGTTTCTTTTTTGATCCTTTGGCATAGTTTGGATCTTTACAATACTTAGACGCAGCCATGTTTGCATAAGCTGAGGGATATGTATCAAATGTTCTTTTAGCCCATGCTTTTCCTTTCGGACATATTTTAGCCATTAGCACTTCCACCTTCGTCTTGCTTGACGTATTCTTGAATTTGGATCATTTCTTGTTTTAGCAGAGCTACGCTTTAATTGTCCTGCTGATCTTGCACAATAAGACTTGCGTCTTTTTGCGGCTTTGCTACCTTTTTTAACTTTGCCTGTTACGGCTGTTTTTAATTTACTACCAGGATTTTTAGCTCTATAAGCTTTGACTCCTTTTTTAGTCATACCAGCCCCACTTTTGGTGGGGCGGTAATTAGCTGATTTACCTTTGGTAGTTCTGCGTATTGGCTTAGTTTTTCTTCTTGTAGTCATTCATCTTAGCTGTATTCTTTAATTAAAGTTAAAACTATAACGTAAGAATCTCCACTAGTATGACCAGTGGTAGTAAGTGCTATATCACCTGTTTTGCCACTTGCTGCAGCGGTATTTTGAATACCACCAAAGTCTGTAAAGTCTTCGTCAGTTGTATAGTCTGAATTAAGATCCCAACAGATAGTGTTAGTAGTTGCAACCCATAGTAATTTTACACTCATCCCAAAAGTAGAATAAACAATTTTACCAAGCTTAACACCTGTGCAAGCTTTACCATTAGCACTGTTAGTAGCTAAAGCACTAACATCTACTTTTGTAACTGCACTTTCACCAGTACCATCAGATGTGTTAGTAAACTGTATAACAGCTATTCTATCGCCATCTTGTATTGTTGTTGATGTAACTGCATCTGCCATAGTTTACTCCTTATGATGCTATATCGTAGCCAGTTATCTCAATTAAGAAACGACCTGCTGTATAAGCCGCATGACCTGTACCTTGACCTACAAGATATAAGTATTGGTCTGCTGCAATGTCTCCACCTGCTACCATAGTACCTGCTGAAGCTGCACCTGCATTTATAACTTGTGTTTCTGTT